CACTGGATGACAGAGGGTGGACGCCACTTTCTAATGAAGGGCGACTATAAGCCACACAAGGGAGCATCACCAGAGGCACCATTCAGACTGGTAACCCACGATAAAGGGAAGAGCAGTCCTGCTATGGATGCTGCTCGGAAGGCGAAGAAAGGTTAAACGGTTCTTCACCCCTCATCTTTCTATATAGGCGGGCCACATTGAGCCTGCCTTTTTGTGTCAAGGCATACCGTACCCTGTAATTCATCTTGGTTTCATCTCTAAAGAAATGGTCTTCCATATTTTGGCTCGGTGTGAGTTTATCGAAGTGCTTGTATATCCATCCCTTCTTCATTAATGGATACACGTATCTATCCGCTAACTTCTTATGGCTTCTATTCATAGTCTCTGAAACATAGGATATCGTCCAAAACTCCAGGTCATAGATAAAGAAAAGTAAATCCACCTCAGCCTTTCCCAGATCCATGTTATCCTTCGCATCCCTGTAAAGGAAATGTAGGTTCTTCATACCGTTCTCCTGGATATACTTCTTGTCTATCTTCGAGAACTCTCTAAACTTCTTCTTTCGGCTTACAGTACTTTTGGGCATATCAGTATCTTTGTTAGGTAAAAGTAATACTATGGCATCACTTAGTGGAAATAAAATAAAGGATACGTTTGACAAGTTACTCAAACTTGAGTCAGCGCAACTCTCAGCATCAGAACAAGTAGTAGAAGACGGGGCTGGAAACAACAGTGCGCTCAAACTTTCTACCGACACACTCGAGACTACGGGTGAATTAAAGATATCTGGAACACCCTCTACCTCTACCAGCATTACCAAGGCGCTTATGCTTAGTACATCTGGAGTAGTAGTTACCCGTGACCTCAACACAAACCCAATTGGAACCGCATCTATTACAGCGAATACTCCTCTGTCAGCAACAGGGAGCACGGTTGAACTACAAGATGCAGGAAACTTAGGGCAGATTACATCTCCCGCTAATGCAGACAAATACTTAATCTGGGATGAAACTGCTAGTGCCTATAAATACATAGAGCAAGTAGACCTAGTGAACTCAGTCTCTACTCAAGTAGTTGGCCAGGGTCTTGAAACTTTATATGCAAGACCACAGAGTAGTAACGCTGTACCCACAGTCCTCAACGCTGTGCAGTTCGCAGAAATATTTGGAGACTCTAGTGCTACAGGGTCAGTAACAGCAGCAACATCATCTGTAATTTTTGGTTCAGCCAATACTTACATGAGTATTCCAGAAACAGGTATTTCTGACCCTAGAGATAATATCTTAATCAACGAGAAGCAAGGATTCTTTCAGTTGACCGCATCTATAGAGGTTACCTCTACAGCAAACACAGATGTTACTTTCGATATCTATGACTATAGCGCTAGTTTAAAACTCGCAGAAACCTTCAGAACTGTAAAGAACGGTGAGACTTATCACTTGGAGTTCAACGTATTATGGTACAGCGACGGACTAGCAGGATACAAGATTCAACTCAGAGGGTTTGCAGGAAGCAGCGGGGTGGTATACAGCGCTGACAACTCACATCTTGAAGTAAGATTCCTGGGAACAAACACATCTTTCTAATGAACTATAAGCAGAGATACGAGGCATTCCAACTCATAAGGCTTAAATTAGGGGAGATAGAAGAGATAATGGAAGTATATGGAGGAAAGACGCAGTACCTGTCTATGTATTGCTTTGGAATCTTTGTACCAGAGTCAGATCAGGAAGAGGAGAAGTACGAGATGATGACAGGGATGCATATGGCTGCACCAGACGAATACGATTTAATGATAGAAACTGTAGACGAAGTTTTTGAAACACACATCAACGATGAAGAGGATGAGGGTGATTCAAGTAAAATAGACTACTGGCTAAATAAATAGAATGGAACTTATTAGAAAAATCATCATCGGGACTAACCCGAAAGATGCTATGGCTTATTATGTGGGCCAAAGAGCAGGCGATTCAGTTATTGATTCAATCATACAGGACGAAAGATGTTTTGTTAAATACGGAATAAGGCGTTACCTTGTGTACATCTACAACAAAGACGAGGGAACGATGCTTTGGAAGACCGTAGATAACATGCCTGTATTAATTGAACATGACTGCGAATTCTTATGATTGTAATTGACAACTTTATCAAAGACCCTTCCTTTATCAAACAACTAGAGGATAACAAAGACTACCTCTTTGGAGATAACGGATCTTATCACTGGTGGAACGGATGGTGGAACTCATCAGACGATACTATCAAAAAACAACTAATCTCGTATATCTGGAGAGACTATCCACTATACCCTTCAGTAAACCTAGACGGCTTTGAGTATTGGACAGGCCAGTTCGGGGAAGGCATGCCTAATGCAAGTCTTGGTATGCACCTGGATAAAGATGAGGCACTCTGGAAAAGCACTGGGGAGATATCATCTCCGATTGTAGGTACTGTATTCTACCCTGTAGAGATGGATATCGACGGAGGATACCTTGAAGTGTTTTCTAATGGCCCAGAGAAACAGCCGGAGCGCATACGTGCAAAACACAATAGGCTAATCATATTTGATGCAGGAGGAACACACCACAGAGTTACAGAGGTAACACGAGGTACCAGATCTGCTATTGCAATCAACCTTTGGGACAAGAAACCAACAGGAGAACTCAAGGAGGAATGAGATCCCTCTATCACTTTTTAGTACGTGTACCTAAAGTAACCAAGGACACCATGGAGGTCAACGGTGAAGAAATGTATCTCGACACCAAGTTTGACGAGTTCAAACACAGAACCATGGAAGGCGAGGTGGTTGCTCTACCAGCCAAGTTTGATACCAATGTTAAGGTAGGAGACACTATGTATTTCCATCACCACGTTGTGCTTGGTGGTAACCACATGATGATGAACGAGGAAACAGTTCAGTTAGAAGAAACTAAGAAGCGTGGTCAATTCATAGACCCAGACGACGACGTATACGTTGTACACTATGGAGGTAACTTAGATCCTATATCCTGTCAAGCCTACGCGTATAAATGCCAGGACACAGGAGAGATAGAGTTGATTAGTGACTGGATATTCATTACTCCAGAACCAGAGGAAGAGCAAGAGGAAACGATAAAGAGTGACATCATCGAACTCATACCCAAGGCTAACCCGCCAAAAGAAAAGAAAGGTTACATCAGATGGTCTTCACCTAAGTTGAAGGAACTAGAATTAAACCCTGGAGACAAGGTGCTGATCAGGAAGAACTCGTCCTATGAGATGGAGGTGAATGGAGAGAAGTTATGGAGAACCTATTTACAATCAATTCATGGCAAGATCAAAGAAGTATAACAACATAGATACCGCTGTAAACCTAATGCAGGCGATGCAGATTGCAATAGAGAATATGATACAGGAAATACAAAAGCCTGTAGACCAGGAACTTAGTGGCTCCCAAAGAAAAGCCGAGTTGCAATCTATAAAACAAACAGCGGTAGATGCTAAAGAACTTATTGTTGAAAGAGAAAGACTCGAACAACTTATCAGAGGTCTTAAGAAAGACGGAGAAATTAAAGAGGAAAGAGATTACTCGGGAGGATTCGCAGAGCAATACTCAAAGTAATCAAGTCTTCATATACTGGGATTACTAAATGGCAGGACTCGTAGAGATAGAAGGTGATACCGTAGTCAACATATGTCCTGACAAAACCCAGGGAAAAGTCAGGCTATGCTTTGACTTACCCATACAGTTACCAAAGCGGCCTCGCAAAAAGGACATACTATTTCACGACAAGCCAAAGGAAGAACAGCACTGGCAACGCACACCATTACCAGACGAACTCAAAAGAGTAAAGTCTATGGAAGAGTGGATGTCTATGCCGGAGTCGTTTAGAAACAAACACACCCCCTACATTAGTGAAGAATACAAGAGACGCAGAAATGGAGTATGGTTTTACAACAACGGGGTACCTACCTATATTACCGGAAACCACTACTTTTTCTTACAGTGGTGTAAGATTGATATCGGATACCCATCCTACCTTGATTTTCAAAGAGAACTATTCGTACACCTTGACGCTTGCGTAGCAGACCCGAGATGTGTTGGACAGGTATATGTAAAGTGTCGTAGATCTGGATACACAAACATGTCGGCATCAGTGCTTGTAAACGAAGGAACACAGGTTAAAGAGAAACTACTGGGCATCATGTCTAAGACAGGTACCGATGCACAGGAAAATATATTCATGAAGAAGGTGGTGCCTATATATAAGTCATTGCCTTTTTTCTTTAAACCTATTCAAGATGGTACTACCAATCCCAGAATGGAACTCGCCTTTCGTGAGCCATCAAAAAGAATTACCAAAAAGAACAAAACCTCATCAAGAGGTGAGGCTCTTAATACAATTATTAACTGGAAGAACACAACCAACAATGCCTATGATGGTGAGAAACTACACATCTTGTATTTGGATGAGGCTGGTAAGTGGGAAAAAGGTAATGATATACGAGAAGCATGGCGAATACAAAGAACTTGTTTGCTTGTAGGTAGAAAGATTGTAGGTAAAGCATTGGTAGGAAGCACTGTTAATCCCCTAGACAGAGGAGGTCGGCAGTATAGAGAACTGTACTACGCAAGTAATGTAAATGACAGAAATGAAAACGGTAGAACAAAGAGTGGTTTGTATGGGTGTTTTATACCAGCATACGATGCCTTGGAAGGTTTCTTCGACAAACATGGCATGCCAGTCGTTGAGGATTTAGAAAAAAATATTATAGGACTAGAGGGTGAGTATATAAGCCTAGGTTCAAAGACTTACTTAAAGAATGAAAGAAAAGGTTTATCTGGAGACTCTTACGAACTAAACGAGGTTATACGCCAGTTCCCTTTTACAGAAGCCGAAGCGTTTAGAGATAGTGCAAAGGCATCTCTGTTTAACGTACAAAAGATATACGAACAGGTAGAGTACAACGAGGATTTGTTCCCGAACCCTGTGGTTGTAGGAAACTTTGTTTGGGCGCTAGGGCAGAAGGATACAGAGGTAGTGTTTAGTCCTGATCCTAACGGAAGATGGAGGGTAGCATGGATGCCACCTGTAGAGTTAAGGAATAAAAAGAAACCAGAGAACGCCTGGTTAGGATGTGCTGGAGTAGATAGTTATGATATAGATGCAACAGTGGATGGGAGAGGATCTAAAGGTGCTTGTCATTTCTTTAACAAATTCAACCTTGAGTACCCATCGAATATGTTTGTAGCAGAGTACGCTTCAAGACCACCATTAGCAAAGATTTTTTATGAAGACATATTAATGGCATCCAAGTTTTATGGGTACCCTGTTTTGATTGAGAATAACAAATACGGAATCGCAAGACACTTTGAATCAAGAGGTTATGACCACTTCTTGCTAGACAGACCGGCTCACCTTACATCGAATTACGGCAGCAAAACAAAAACTAAAGGTATACCATCCAACTCACAAGACGTCATACAAGCGCACGCACAGGCTATAGAATCTTTTATACACGCGAACGTCGGTCTAAACGAGCAGACACTAGAGTACGGAAAGATGTACTTCGAGAGAACCCTAGAGGACTGGGTAAACTTTAAGATAGACGATCGTACAAAATATGACCTTTCTATATCAAGCGGACTAGCCCTTCTTGCGGCTCAAGGTCATAGGCCCGAAAAGCCAAAATCAGATTTCAATAGTAAGCAGTTCTTCCGTAAAGGTCAGATAATTATACGAAAATAATAAGAGGTATATTTGCAACAGTAGCAATCTAAAGTATGGACAACGAATACACAAATGGACAATCCTCATTTCCAGATCCTTTATCTGGTGTTGAGGAGAAGATGTCTAAGCAATATGGTCTGCAATATGCAAAGGCTATGTTTGCGCAATGGATTGGAAGTGACTATCAAAACTCATTGTATGGAAGACGCAACAGCGAAATGGAACGCTGTAGAGATTATGCGCAAGGAACACAAGACACATCTATCTATCGTCAGATATTAAACTCTCTCGACAACAACAATGGTGATGGAACATTGATGACGCTAGACTATACGCCAGTTCCTATTATACCTAAGTTTGTTAAGATTGTTGTAAACAAAATTCTTTCAAAAGAACCATACCCTCAGATTGAGGCCATTGACCCCCTTTCAAGAACAGAGAAGGATAAGAAGAAAAACGCTACCGTCTTGCGTATCGAGAATCGAGATATGATTGAGGAAGCGAAGTCACTAGGCCTGCGTGTTAAACAAGACCCTGGACAACTACCAGACACACCAGAAGAAACTGAGATATTCTTAGACACAAACATTAAGACGGACGCAGAAATCTCTGCTCAGATTGCTACTGAGATGACATTGAAGTGGAATGACTTTAATCAATCTATATACCGTCGCTGTGTTGAAGACCTAGCAACTCTTGGTATGGGTGTTGCTAAAAGAAGCAATGACCCCAACTATGGAATCAACGAGGAGTATGTTGACCCAAAGAAATTTATACACAACTATACAGACGACCCAACATTCTCTGACCTAACCTATGCTGGTCATTTTAAGTACATAACAATCATGGACTTAAAGCGCATTGCTGGTAACCAGTTTACAGAGCAAGAGTATGAGGAGATTGCTAAGACTGTAATGAACAAGTATGGGAACAACCCTACTCAGTTCTCTACAACAGGATCTGGTTACGACAGACCCGGTACAAGATATCGCCAAGGATATGATGAGTACAAGATAGAGGTAATGGACTTTGAGTTTATGTCTGTTGATGATATCATATACGAGAAGAAAGAGTCGGCATACGGAAACATAGGTTTCTATTTTAAAGGAAACGAATATAACGCACCTCAGCAATCTGTATACAACAGAGAAGCAATATACATGAAGAACGCTACGGTATATGGCGGTACTTACATTGTGGGTACAGAGAAGTTGTATAACTACGGGCCAAAGAAAAATATACCTAAGAACGTACATGATATTTCACGTGCTCGTTTATCATATAGTATTGTAGCAACTAACATCCGTGGGATGATACCTAAGTCAATGGTATCCTCTGTTATAGGGTTTGCTGACATGCTCCAGATTACACACTTGAAACTTCAGCAATCTATTGCTAAAGCAAAACCAGATGGACTCATCATTGATATTGAAGGGTTAGAGAACGTACAACTAGGACGCGGTGGTGAACTACAGCCATTAGAGATTCAAGACATCTACGAACAAACTGGTGTGTTCTATTACCGTAGCAAGAATCCAGAGGGAGGTTTTCAAAACCCACCCGTCAGAGAGATAGGTAATAATATTAGAAACATACAAGAACTTGTTTCTCTTTACAATCACTACCTACGAATGATAAGAGATGCCACTGGTATCAATGAGGTTATGGATGGAACCACTCCGAAAGGAGAAGCCTTAGTAGGTGTAAACCAAATGGCAGTGCAGGCTGGAAATAACGCTATATACGACATCACTAATGCCGCGATGGTTCTTTACCAAAAGGTGTGTGACGATATTGTTCGCTGTCTACAGGTAATACCACCAGATAGTATATTGTATAAAGTATATACAAATGCCGTGGGAGAAACCAATATGGCTGTGCTTAGTTCTTTTGATAACCTATCTATGTACAACTTCGGCGTGGTGGTTGTTACTGAGATGAACGAAATGGACAAGCAATACCTAGAACAAAACATACAGATTGCTCTTGGACAAAAAGAAATTGACCTTGAAGATGCGATTGCCATTCGTCAGATTAAAGACGTGGAACAAGCAGAGAGACTCTTGGTGGTTCGCAGAAAGAAAAGAATCAAACAACAACAAGAGATGATGGCGCAGCAGGCTCAGATTCAGTCTCAATCAAATCAGCAAGCCTCACAGGTAGCCGCTCAAATGGAGATGCAGAAAAAGCAACTCGAAGCCCAAATCGAAGCACAGCGGATTCAATTAGAGACGGAAGCCAAAGCGCAACTCATACAACTAGAGTATCAGTTCAAAATTCAAATCGAACAACTTAAAGGAGAGTATGGCGTAGTTGAGCAACAAGTGGAAAGCGGAGTTCGTATGCAGGCTGATGCTGAATCAGAAAATCGTAAAGATCAGAGAATAGATAAACAAGCGTTGGCTCAAAGTAAACTGATTGCTCAACGCCAAGGCGAACGCCCACCTCTTAGTGAGGATATAGTAACCAACCTAACAATATCATAAGATGTCTTGCTCCTGCTCAACAAGCCAATGTTCCTGTGGAGACCCCACAAACGTAAATTTGAATAACGCTGCACAAGTAAATATATGTGCCCGTCGCGGTGATACTTTTCAATTAGACGCCCAAGTAAAGGACTCTGATGGAACGGCATTAGACCTAACACTGTACACGTATAAAATGGAAGTCAGAGAGTATGATGACGGCCCATTAATTATACCTAGTACAGACATAACAATTAGCGGCACCAATGTTGGTGCTTTAACTATTTCTATTTCCGCTACAGATATGCAGGTAGAGCCCGGTACTTATGTGTACGGCCTGCAGGCTACACTGATTTCAGACTCTAGTGTAGACACATGGTTCTATGGAACCTTTGATGTAGTGCAGGATATAGTGCAATAACAAAACAAAACCAATGGCCTGTAAAATAGATGTCACTGTAGAAAACGGATCTGGACTTGTCTTTGACTTGACGATACCTCCTTGTACAACTATCCTTGTTACAAAGGGAGATGTCAAGCAACTTCCTGGTGCGAAGGGCGCTAAGGGTGACAAAGGTGACAAAGGTCAGAAAGGTGCTCAAGGTGAAAAAGGATCTGAGGGCGCTAAGGGTGTTGAAGGTGATAAGGGCGCTGAAGGTGCGAAGGGACAAAAGGGCGCTCAAGGAGAAAAGGGTGAAGAGGGTTCTAAAGGAGAAGACCCTCGTAG